CGGGACCGCCTTGCGGGCCGCCCGACCGGCGTCGTTCTGATTCGCGACCAGATCGGCGAAGACATAGAAGCCCAGCGGCAGCATGTCGCCCGTCTTGATCTGGCCGATATTGGGGCCGGTCCATTTGCCCGGCGCCAGCAGACCGTTCTCGACCGCTTGCTGGCAGCAAGCCTTGGCGGCCGTCACCAGAACCTGGGTGCCCTCGTCGGTCTGGGGAATCTTGGTCGGCGTCGAATAGAGGACATTCCAGAGCGTCGTCTGGACGAAATTGACCAGCCAATCGACCCCGACGCGCTCGTCGATATAGTCGCCGTTCGCCATCTTGGCGCCGAGGATGATCGCCTTGCCGTTGCTGAAATAGGCGAACGACGACAGGTTTTTGTTGTCCAGCGCGACCTTCTGGGTTTCCGTCAGATACTCGGGCGTAATGCCCGGCTCCGTCTTCCACATGAGGTCGATAACGGTGTTCTGGGCGACGAAATCGACCGACGCCTGGCGGGCAAACAGCGAGCAGACCGCGCGGAGCGACGTCGAGGAAAACTGGCCGAACGTGCGGGCAAGCTGGAGGCCCTTCATGATCGAGCCAAGATCAGACGCATTCGTCGGGTCAAGGCTGTTCTGATCTTGCGTCGTAAAGCCGTGGATGCGCGACGGGCTCGCGGCCTCGATATATTGCGAGACGGCCTGGAGCGCCGCGGCGTTCGGCTGGGTGTCGGAAACGAACGTGACCGCATACCAGTCGTTCGTCATGGCCGCGATCGCCTGAACGGCCGCGAGCGCGCTTTCGGCCGCCATGCCGGGCACCGTCTTGGCGCCGGCCGACTGGCCCAGCCCGAACAGCGCCGCGACGTCGACCCCGCCCGCGCTGGCCGCAACCGGGAAATTGACGACAGACGCGGCCCCGCTGGTGCCAGAAAAGATATCGAAGCGGCCCAGCGCGGAATTCCATTTGACGACGACGCCGGCCCAATGGACCTGCAAGGCCGTCTGCAGATTGGCCGCGACGCCATTCAGCGTCACCTCAGCGGAGAAATTGAGCCCGGTCGTCTCGAAGACCGCGCCAGCGTCGATCTGGATCTTGAGCTTGCCCGCGACGATCGCGGTGAAATTGGACAGCGCCTGGGCGCTGGGGCTGAGGAGCGCGCCATGGAGGACGCCGGCGACGTCTTGGCGCGCCCAGAAGCCGATATAGCACTGGCTCGGCTGGGGCTCCTGAGAGAAAAACTTGAGGGCCGCGTCATAAGCGCCGTTCGCGGTGCCCCAATCGGCGATGACTTCGTCGATCGTGCTGTAAATCCGATAACGCTCGCTGACGTCAACGACGCCTTGCGTGTCGTCGATATAGAGCGGAACACCGAATCCGCGCAGCGGGACAGCGGCGGGGGCGATCGAGGCTTTGACGTCGACCAGATCGTTGGGGGAAAGACCGCGAGTCATCGGGAAGCCTCCGTATCGAAAGGTGTCGTGGCGTCGCGCGGCGTCGCCCCGGCTGGATATTGCACAGAACCGGTAGCCCTGAGAAGGTTCAGGACGCGATAGCGGCGCAGAATTGCGCGATCAAAGGCGAGCTCGAGGTCGACGCGGCGCATCGGGCGGTTGTTGGGCCCGATCGCGCCGACGTTTCGCCGGGTGCCGATTCGCTGGAGCGCGACCCCGGCGAACGTCAGTTCCTCGCGATTTTGCCTGACCCGCAAGCCGTCGCACAGCTGGCCCGCAATCGCCCAAGGGGTCAGGCCGTAGAAGCTGATCAGAACCGTCGTGCGGTCGAACGTCACCTGAACGTCTGTCCCGCCGTCGGCCGGCTCATGCGTCGTCTGGGCGCGCTGGCCCAAGGGATCGCTCGTCTGGACGCCAAGCGCGACCCATGAAATCTCAGGCTCCGGGATTCGGGGCGCGACGCCCTCAGCGACCTGGAGGCGCGGCCTGACGGCCTTGGGATCGAGGCCCGTCAGCCCGACGACGACGTCATGGAGGAAATCTTCGAACGCGTCGTCGAACAGCGGCGACGAGCCGAAAGGGTCAAGATACCCCCCGGTCGCGCTGGTGTTCGGAGACGTCATGCGTTCAGCCGGTTCTGCCTACAGGTGGCGACGATAAAGCCAGCCCCAAAGGCCGCGAAATCATTGGTGTTGAAGACCGTATAGCCGACGCCGTCGATCGTCACAATATCGGCGTCCTGGGAGCCCGTGCCCTCGGTCAGCCGATAGCGCGTCACCACCATGATATCGCCCGACTCCATCGTGCCCTCGGGGCTCGGGACCAGCCGGGAGCCCGACGCGGGATAGACGATCGCGTCGATCATCTGGACTGGCCCGAGCGTCAATTTGGCCCGGCCCTTGTCGTCTTGCGACAAGACGCGCCGCTGGACCTCGACCCGTCGGGTGAAATCCGGGTCGCCGATCAGTTCGGAGGCGTCAAGCAAAGGCATTGTGATCCCCGACCAGATAGGTGATCGACTGCAAATAGGCGCCCGTCAGGATCAGGGGCTTTTCGCCCGCGCTCGCATCGACGACGCCAGGCGCGGGGTTGCGCCGCCGCGATATCTCGGCGTCCGACAGGCCCCGGGCCGAAAGATGATACCGGATCGTCGCCGGCGCCAAGGCGGGCTGGAGCCCAGCCGCGACGATCCCTTTGACGCTCGCGACCGCGATTTCGCCCGCATGCGCCAGCGCCAGATCAACCTTCGCGGAATCGCCCTTGAGGGCCGCCTTGCCGGCCAGCGCGAGCAATTCGACGATCTGGCCGCGGCGATCGCTGACGCCGGGCAGCAAATGCGGGCGGGCCGGGAGATTGCGTTCCGGCGCGCCCATTTCGTTCGTATAGCCGATCGCGGCGTTGCCGAATGGCGTTCCGTCGTTGCGCGGGTCGGTCGTCGCCGGGACCCCGACATAGCAGGAGCGGCGCGTCAGGGCGTCAACGGCCTTGAGCAGCGCGTCGACCCCGTCTTGCGTGACCTTGACGCCGCCCTTGACCGTCATGGCCTAGCCCGCCCACGGGACGCCGGCGCTGGGGCTCGGGAGATAGAGCCCGCCCGCGGCCGCGCCTTTCAGCATGGTAAAAAACTGGATGCCGTAGGAGGTCGTATTCCAGAACGCCGCGCCCTGGTTGGTGACGCTCGCGACGTCATAGCCGACAGAAAGCGGGCCGACCGATTTGTTGGTCCGGATTCCCTCAACCGACGCGCCGCCGGTCGCCGACGCCGCAGCCTTGCGGGCCAGCGCCATGAAATGCGCGCAATACAGCATGGCGCCGAAGTCTCGACGCTTGCCCCAGCGCGATTCGAGCAAGACCGCATAGGCCTCCTCGCGCCATGCCTCCAGAAGAACGTCGGGATAGATCTCGGCGTCGCCGAACTCGGGCCAGAGGGCCGCCATTTTGGACCGTTCGAACATCGCGCGGGTCTTTCGATTGCTGGCGCGGGGCCGGCGCTGGGCCGCCCCCGCGGGTCTTTAGACGTCAGGCCGTACCCTCGGCCTTGGCGACCTTGCGCGGGACGCGAGCGTCGCGCGGGAATTCCTTGCCGGCCTCGCTTTTCATCGTCATATCGAGGGGCTCAAGGCCGCTGGTTTCCTTTTCGCGCTCGCGCGCGAAATCGACGACGCTTTCGCGCTCCGGGGCGGCAAAGACGATCCCGTTCTTGACCAGCGGCGAATCCTTGTTGGCCGCATGCCATTGCTTCCAGAACTCGATCGGGACGCCATGCGTCAGCGCATGCCCGCCCTCGACCTCCAGACCCTTGGGCGTCGGGGCCAAGACCGGGACCGCGAAGCCGCGGAGCCTGACGTCCTCGCCGACCTGGACGGCGCGCTTGGCCTTGCGGGTGCCGCCGCCCATGACGGGCTCATGGTATTCCTCCATGGCATAATTGCGGAGGATCAGGCCGGTCGGCAGCTTGCAGCCGACTGTCACCGTGCGGGCCGCGCTGGTTTCGATATTGCTCATTGCGATTCCTCGGAGTCATGAAAAAAGGCCGCCGGGGCTTGCCCGGCGGCCTGAACGCTAACGCAAACCCGCGTTGGCGACAATCTGGGCTAGAGCCCGATCATCTGCGCGATCGCGAAGGGCTGGCGGATCACCGTGCCCCAGATGCCGCCCGTCAGCTTCTGTTCGAAGCTGGAGTGCAGCTTGATGACCGCGTGCGAGCGCATTTTCTCGTTGTACGCGCAATAACCGGTATCCTGACCTTCGACGGATTCGACCATCAGTTGCATCAGATTGCCGGCCGCGACGCCCTGAGGATTCGCCGCCGACAGGGCGCCGAACTGGACCGCCGTCTCGATGCGGAGGCTGGGGAAGTTCTTCTTCAAAAGGTCGTTGACCGACACGTTGAAGCTGTTCGTCGTCGTCAGCGCCGTCTCGAGCGTCGGCGACATGGTCAGAACCATCGAGGACTTGGCGTCGACGAGGCCTTGCGTCTGGGTGACGAGGAGGATGAACAGCGCCTGGATATCGGAATAGATTTCATTGGCCGTCGCATTGACCGCGCCGCTGTAAATCCAGACGTTGCCGTTGCCCGCGGCCTTGGTCGCCGGGCTGATCGCGGCGTTCAGGTTCGGGTCGTTCGTCAGGCCATAGTTCTGGAGGCCCGCGACCCCGAACATATAGCCGAGGTTCTCGAACTTCTTCATGACCGTCGCGGCGGCCTTGTCGACCTCCGCGACCCAATTGATGCGCGCAAGGCCGGCGCGCTCCAGTTCGCGCTCGCCGTAGATTTTCATGGTCTGGAACAGATACGCCTGGCGGGCGGGCCAGTTGGAGTTGACGCCCGCGCGGCCGTTCGTATTCCAGTCGCCGTAGCTGGAGACTTCGCCGGTGTGTTCGACGGTCGGGAAGACGGCCGTTTCGTCGAGCCAGGTGCCTTTCTTGACCTCCTTCATGATCTTGGTCGCGTTGTTGGGCGCGAAAAGGATCTCGAAGATTTCCGGGTCGACCAGCGTGTTCAGATAGGCCGGAACGCCCGAGTTCGGAGCCGTCAGGGCCGCCGGGACGGCGTCCATCGCGAGGCCGAAATTGGAGCGCATTTCCGGGGTCATGTAGGCGACGACGTCGGCCAGAACGGCCCCGCGAGCGGCGAATGCCGCCCGGTCAGCCTGCCAGCGGGTCTTGGCGTCATGGAAGGACATAGGTTCTCTCCAGTCTTGCCGGCGCGCCGGCTTTTTCCTAACCTACGGGGCGCGGCCGTCAGATGGTCGCGCTGATCTTGACGAGTTCGTTCTGGCCGCCGATCGAGCGCGCGATCCATTTCGTTTCGACGTAGCCCGAAATGGTAGCGAGCGCGGCGCCGAACTTGACGTCGCCGGTCGTCAGCGACGCGAAGACCTTGTCGCCGATCGCGTTCGCGCTAGAGCCGACGTTCTTGACCCAGAAGTCGCCGCCATTGAACAGCGTCAGCGGGAAGCCCGCCGGGACCGTCATGCCAGACGCGGCCAGATAGGCCGTGCTCAGGCCCTGCTGCTCGCGGTGGATGAAGCCGTCCGGGACGCCCGAGCCCGCATTGTTGACCTTCTTGGGCGCGCCGTTCGGATCCGCCGGGCTGGCGACAAGCCAGCCGAAGCGACCGACCGTGACACCGGAATCGCCCGCGATCAGGCCGCCGGGGCCGGCCAGAACCGTATGGCGCGGATTGGCCGAGGCGAAGTCGCCTTCGAATGCGACGCCGGGCTGGACGCCGATCTTGCTGGGGAAGTCACCCATTTGCTTTTCTCCTGGTGCTGGCCCCAAGGGGCCGCGGTCGTCAGATCAGGCGAACGTCGCGATCAGAGGATCTGAATGCGAGCGGCGCTCGGGTTGCGCGAGGCGAAGTCGGCCGCGACCGCGGCGTCGGCCGCGATCTTTTCCGGGGCCGGGCCGGGGCGCGGGGCGCCGGGAACCGGGATCAGTTTCAGCATCGCGGGGTAGGCCGCGGCCGGGACGCCGGTGACGTCGACGCCCAGCGCGGACAGCGTGTGCTTGTAGATCGCTTCCGCGGAGTCCATCGCGACCGCCAGTTCGCCGATATACGGGCGCACGGCCTTTTCGGCGGCGCGCGCGTCTATCGAACGCTTGCGCTCGGCGGCGAGCGCCTGATCCATCGCGGTCTTGCTGACCATTCCCTTGAGGGCGGCGTCCATGGCGGTCTTCTCCTTCTCCAGTTCGGCCAGCTCGTCGGCCTCCTCGTCGGTTTCGTCTTCCGCCGGGCGTTCGTAAGCCCGGGCCGCAGGCGCGGGGTCGGC